ACTACAGGCGCTTCTAATACCTTTTTAGGGCAAAACTCTGGTTATGATAATACCACAGCTAGCAGCAATGTTAGCGTTGGGTCTTATGCTACACGTTACAACAAAACAGGCACAGGTAACGTATCTGTTGGTGCGGAAGCTCTGCAAGGTGTCTATAATCAATCACACAGCAACAACACCGCTATTGGTTACCAAGCTGGTTATGGTATTACTACAGGCAGTAACAACTTCTTTGGTGGCAAGAACGCAGGTAGTGCAGTTACCTCTGGACAAGACAATGTAGTTATTGGTACTGATGCAGGTCTCTCAACTACTACGGGTTATAGTAATGTCTTATTAGGATTTGAGGCAGGTTCAGCTGGATCGGGTAATACCAATGTTGCAGTAGGTGCAGGTTCTTTATATTATAATACTGGCTCCAATAACACCTCAATCGGTTGGCAAGCTCTTTATGGTGTTTCTGGAAGTCTTTTTAATAATAACACAGCAGTAGGTAGACACGCAGGTAAAGCATTAACAACAGGTTCCAATAACGTACTTCTTGGGTATAACGCTAATCATAATGCAACTACTGCAACAAATACTGTTGTAATTGGTATAGGGGCTACTAGTTCAACAACCACAGTTTCTAATGAGATCACACTTGGTAACACCAGCATCAACCGCTTCCGTATTCCCGGTGCAGGTATCGACAACACAAGTGCCGCACTATCTGGTACTTCTCCTAGCGTAGATGTAGGCGCAAGAGACACATATACCCTCACCACAAGCGGAAATACAACGTTTAGCTTCACAAACGCACCTGCCGCACCTCAAGTAGGTACGTTCAGCTTAATCATCACAGCAGGTGGTACTCACACATTAACTTGGCCTAGCTCAGTAGATTGGGCTGGCGGTACGGCACCTGATGCCCCTGCAAGTGGAGTAAAAGATGTGTATACCTTTATGACAATAAATTCGGGTTCAACTTGGTACGGCTTCTTATCTGGAGCAGCAGTGGCATGATAGGATCGAGCAAAAAATTACTTAAAGCTGCTGCTGGTGCTGCTGGAGGTGGTGTGCTTAGGGGGTTTGAGTGGGATGGATCAGACACAAACCCAAGTACACCTCTTACAAATATAGGTATTGAATCAGGTGACACACCTTTATGGTTACACGTTTCTGATGGTAACATATCTGATTATACAGGAAACCCTGGTTCTGCCCCTTATGTAAGCACTTCTGGTGATCCTATGACAATACATTTTAGGGCTAATCCTATTGTTCCCTATGCTACTGTTGCTACATTACCCTATGGTTCAGGTGATTCATATTTAGATGGCACAGAAACACATATATTTAATTCTTCTGGTATGGACCAATTCTTTGCTAGGAATTCTAGTGTAATGTTGCCTGTTTTTGCAGGTAGTTGGGATATAGAAGAAGTTAATAATAATTATATAGATTTCCCACCGCTTCGTTCAAGTTATCTTACTTATACATCAGGTACTCCCAGTCTATCAGCAAATGCAGGTGACTTAATTGTTGTAGTAAGTATGGTTCGAGGACCATATAATGATACTCTAACAGGTTATACTTTACCTTCTGGGTATGAAGACCCTCAAGGGGGTACACTATATTACAATAATTCGCAATACGACAGAGTTATTACTTTTGGTTATAAAATATCTGAAGGTGGTACAGAATCAGGTAAAATCTATTATTCTGGTGGTAGTGTTAATGGGGTAGACTTCTTAATTAGATTCAGCCCTGCATAACTTAAAAAGGAAAACCTAAATGTACGTTAAAATCACAAACGGCAGTGTAGATACATACCCCTATTCCGTAGGGCAACTACGCCGTGATAATCCTAATACATCATTCCCAAAGCAAATACCAACAGATATGCTTGAAAGCTATGGTGTTCACTCTGTAAGTGAAGCAGATCAACCTAGTTACATACCTAGAACACAAAACATTACTGAAGAAAGTACCCCTTCTCTTGTAGGCGATGTATGGACAGTAGGCTGGACTGTAACAGCTAAAACCTCAGAAGAGACTACAGAGTATGACAATACTATGGCTGGGGTTAATAGAGACAAACGCAATACACTTCTAACTGAAACAGATTGGACACAAGTAGCTGATGCCCCTGTAGATGCAACAGCTTGGGCTACATACCGCCAAGCACTACGTGACATTACTACTAATACAAACTTTCCTAATCTGGAAGACGCCGATTGGCCTACTAAACCCTAGAGGAAGAGATACAATGAAATATCTTCTATTAATACCTTCTTTAGCTCTTGCAGCTTGCTCTAATGAACATGATGTAGCTATGAATGCTTCTTATCAACGCTCTGTTGCAAGTGCAGAAATGGCTCGTATGGATGCAATTAAAGAGATTGCAAAACAGGGGCCAACAGGTGCTGTAGCGGCAGCTATGATGATGCAAAACCAAGGTAAAACTAACCATGCCGCTCCTCGCTCTGGAGGTGATACTGCACTAGCTTGGGCGCAGGTTCTTGTACCCGCAACTGTACAGTCTGCTGGAATTGCAGTAGATGGCCTTGTTGCTCGTACACAATCTAATAATAACAAAGATGTAGGCATAGTAAATAGCAATAACAACACAGCAGTTGCCGTTGATACTAATTCAACAATGGAGTCTATAGCAGGAGTGACTATCGTCAAACCAGAAGTAGTAACAAGCACTACTACAACTACGAATACGACTACAAATAATACTACTACTGAAAAATAACGTACAGGTTTAATTAGAGGCCCGTGAATCTATGGAAAACATTAAACTTCCTATTGCTCTTGTTGCAGCTATGGCTGTACAGCTTGCAGGCGGTGTATGGTGGGTGTCTCAACAGGCATCTACCATCTCTAGTTTAGAAGAGACTGTCAGTCAGCTTGGCTCACGTATGGCTATTGAGGATAACATTAACCTTAAGCGTGATGTTAAAAGCAATAGCGTAGAGATACAGTATGTGTGGGGTGACATAGAAGAGTTGTGGGATGAACTTGCCTCTATGACCTTAGCTATCAATGAGATCAATAAGCTTAAGCAACGTATAGCCGTTATGGAGAGTGAACTACGTTACATCAACAGAGACCATAGGGATATGGCTAAGTAAGATGGTTGATCCCTTTACAGCTATGGCGGCTGCTACTACAGCTTACAATGGTATCAAGAAAGCTGTATCTGTAGGGCGAGAGATCAGTGCTATGACTGGCGCAGTGTCACAGTGGTCTAAGGCTGTGAGTGACCTAGACTTCTTAGAAGACAAAGCTAAGAACCCTCCCATGTACAAGATGTTTAGTGACAACCAGTCTAACGCACTGGAGATATGGTCACAAAAGCAGAAGCTTAAAGAAATGCGAGAAGAACTTAGGGCGCATATATCTTGGACGTACGGCCCTAGTGCATGGGAAGAGATAGTACGTATAGAAGCAAAGCAACGTAAAGAACAACGTGAACTAGTCTATAAGAAGCAAGAGTTCATAGATAACTGCATTAACTGGGCTGTAGGTATTGCTGTATTACTAGCAGGTGCAGGTGCTTTAGTAATACTATTATTCTTCTTAGGTGTAAAACAAGGCAAGTGGTAAGGCTTGACAAGTAAGTTAAAAACTGTTATAACTCAAACATCCTTTACTCAATAATTATAGGTACTAAAGAGCATGGGTCAAACAACAATCACAAATGAAGAACTTGAAGCTATGCTTGACCGTGCAGCCCGTAAGGGTGCGAAGGAGGCATTGGCTTCTATTGGCTTGCTTGATGACTCCGCACAGAAAGATATTACTGAGATGCGTAGCTTATTAGAGGCTTGGCGTGATACTCGTAAGTCTATCTGGAATACAGTAACAAAAGTAATAACAGTCTCTATACTGACCTTTATAGCAGGTGCAGTATGGATGAATTTTGGTAAGTAAGGGTACATTGTAATGGCTACTACGTTTAAAAATACATATTCTGGCGGCTTTGAGTCACGAGGGTCTCACGCAACAGACAATGACAAACCCGGCAATCCCCCAGCTAACAATGCTCCACCCCCACCACCACCACAAGCTATTGTGGATACTACGGATAGGGCTGCTGATACTCAGGTTCAGAACCAAACAGCTACTACTCAACAGCAATATAACTCTGTAGAAGATTATCTTCAAGCTGAGACAGATCGCATTCTTGCTGACAGCAATAGCACTAACCCAGATGAAGTTGTAAACGTCATTTATGATGATGGCTATCGTGCTGTAACTAAAGATGGTCAGATGGGACCACGTAGAGACACACAAGAAGAAGCTATATCGTCTACCGAGAAACACTTTGGGTTAAACAATAAAGTTGCTGAGACTGCAGAACAACGTGCTGCATTACTAGCTCTAGCTACTAAGGCTAAACAGTTTGGTGGTAGTTCAGTTAATCTTAATAAGTTATCTAACGTAATCCATCAAGCTATGCCAGAAATATCCCGCAGTGAAGTTTGGGGTATTGCAACTAGTATTCGTCCTGCTGTAGGTGTATCTAAAGACGGACAAGTCTACACGTCTTATGGTAAAGATATTAATATTGAACTTGAAAGATATTCGAATAAAGACGATTATAGATTTGTACTTGTATCGCCTGAAGGTGTTAAGCTCACTGATACATTCCTTGATGCTAAAGATCTAATTTCGTTTGGCTTAGATAAAAATAAATATGTGTCTGCTATAGACAAGTACAGGTCACTTAAACCTAATGGTAATATACCGGGTTATGCACCTAAGTTATACAATGCCATTAAAGGCAACCTATCAGGTAGCGACTACTTAAAAGGCATACAAGAGGATTCTATGATTGCGGGTGGTGGTACTATCTCTACAGGAGGTGGGCCTACAAGACAACTACCAACCTATGCACAAACGGGAAGATATAAAGGGTTTGGTTTTAAGGAGACAAGCGATGCTAATTTACTAGCAGCACAGAAGAAAGGCATTGAAAACGCTCTTATAGGTGCTTTAGCCTATGGCATTATTACAGATACAGCAGACTATCGCCCTAGCTGGACACAAGAGTCGTACCTACAAACACTAAACCAGTCTTTTGGTACACCTAACAATAATATTACATTTGGTCAGGGTGGGTTGCAGTATACATTTGCTGATGGTACAAGTGCAACATGGGGTCAACAGCTTAATAATTTAGACGCACTTAGTGCAATGGTAGGTGTACAAAACTTAAATGAGCGTCAAGGTAGTATGTTTAAGACTGCTCAACAGTTTGATGGTGTTGAACAGTATAATGCTTCAAAGCGTACACAACAGCAAACACAGCAAACTATGGCTCCTATTGTTGAAACACCTACAGTAGAAACAGCTACAGATACAGGAGTAGCTACAGATACAGGAGTAGCTACAGGCACAGAAGGCACTCCTACATATGTAGGAGCTACTACAACTGAAACAGGTACACCTGTAGCTACTGCACCTACTACACAACAGCCAACCGTAACGCAACCTACTACTATGCCTACCTATGGCACAGCGCCTATTAGTGGTACGTTTAGTACACCTTTGCAAACCGCAGGGCTTTCTGCTGTACCTACTTACTCTGCTCAACAGACTACTCAACCACAACAGGCAGGCTTTGCTGCTCAACAGCTTGCACAAACTATGCCTGGTACGGGTGTAGCTAACGTAGGTGTACAAACAGTGCAGTACACTAATCAATATGGTCAGTCTATCCCTGTTACGGAAACTAATGGTCAGGCTATTACATATGTACCTCCAGGTTACACAAAGGCGGCTGGTGCTGCACAAGGTGGTATGATGCGTAAAGGCTATGCTGCAGGTGGTACTGCTACAAGTGATGACACAATGCTTGAAGCTAAGTATCGTATCGCTACAATTAATGGCTACAACGGCCCTAAGACTAATGCTTCACTTAACGCTTTTGCTAATGCTAGTGAGGGGATGAAGCGTAAGTTTAACGCTATCGGCACTGTAATGGCGAACAAGGGTGGATACATTAGTAGAGGCTATGCTGAGGGTGGCTTGTCTACTCCTGAAGAATTAGCTAAAGCGCAAGCTAATCTTGTAGGACAAACCATGCAACCCATGCAGTCCCCTCTAGCACAGATCCAGCCTATAGAGCAAGACTTTATTCCTACTACAGCGGGTATGGTTACAGGTGCAGCCCCTATGGCTGAGGCTGCTACAGTAGGTACTGTACAGCAAGCCCAGATGCCTGTCTTGTCAGCCCCTGCTACTATGCAACCTGTCACAGCAACACCTCAAATTCAAGCTGAGACAGCCCAGCTACAGGCTGCTCAGGGTGTTGTTGCACCTCAGGCACAGGTACAGGCAGCTCAGCAGCAGCAAACGTCTGTGTCTGGCATGGAAGCCGCACAGGGTACAGCCTACCTAATGAACAACCCAGTTCAGCGTGAGATCCAAGCTGGTGAGCTTATCTCAGGTGTAGCAGATGCAGAGAAGGCTGCACAGTTCAATGAGCAGATCCAAGCCGCTACTGCTACACCCTCTAAGCAAGCTACCGTACAAGGTCAGCTAGAGGGTCTTATGCAGCAGTTTGAAGGTGGTGAAACACCTGCGTGGGCAGCAGGCTCTATGCGTACAGCTATGGCTTCACTCTCTGCTCGTGGCTTGGGTGCTTCTAGCATGGCAGGTCAGGCTGTTATACAAGCTACAATGGAAGCTGCACTGCCTATCGCTCAGATGGATGCACAAGTACAGGCTCAGTTTGAAGGTCAGAACCTGTCTAACAGACAGCAACGTGCTATGCTTGCTGCACAACAACGTGCTACTTTCCTTGGTATGGAGTTTGACCAAGCCTTCCAATCACGTGTAGCTAATTCAGCACGTATTGGTGACATCGCTAACATGAACTTCACTGCTGAGCAGAACATTGCACTAGAGAACAGTCGTGCTGCTAACACAATGAACCTCAACAACATGTCTAATCGTCAGGCTATGGTTATGGCTGAGGCGGCTGCACTGTCACAACTTGACACTCAGAACCTGAATAACCGTCAACAAGCTGCAGTACAGAACGCTCAGAACTTTATGCAGATGGACATGGCTAACTTGTCTAACGAGCAACAGACTGCTATGTTTAAGACACAGCAGAATGTACAGGCATTGTTCACAGATCAAGCGGCAGCAAACGCTTCAGCACAGTTTAATGCAGCTAGTGAGAATCAGACTAACCAGTTCTTTGCTAGCCTGACTAGCCAAACAGGTCAGTTTAACGCATCCCAGCAAAACGCTATGGATCAGTTTAACGTAAATAGTGTAAATGCTCTACGTGAGTTTAACGCAGAGATACAACAACAGCGTGACTTGTTTAACGCACAGAATGGTCTTGTGATAGCACAGTCTAATGCTCAGTGGCGTCAGAACATATCTACACTAAACACAGCTGCACAAAACCAGAGTAACTCTGACTTCGCTAAGACTATGAATGCTTTGACTGCATCTAACATGGATCAGATATGGCAACGTGAGCGTGACCTTATGAGCTTTGCATTCGCTGCCTCTGAGAGTTCTGCTGATCGTGCTGCTAACATTGCTATCGCTAAGCTTACTGCAGATGAACAAGGTAAGTTACAGGATAGCATCGGTAAAGGCAAACTATCTGCTATTGCATTTGATGCGGTATTAAAGAAGTGGTTATAATAAGATGAATGTATTAGATAAAAGTATAGTAGAAGCAATCCGTAGTACATACGCTGCGCCTACACCAGAAAGCATTTCCTCTAAGAGTGCTGAGCGTCAGGGTGTAATGGCTAGAACGCAGAGCAGGGTAAGTGAAGCCTTGAAAGATACTGCAAGCGATGCTATGGCTTCCATACAGAGTCTTGTAGGTAAAACTATGGATGCTCGTACAGATAAAGATTTATCTATGGAAGAGTTGGCTGAACAGTCAGCTAAGGAAAACGCTATTTATCGTAGTAGTTTAGGTATTACAGAATCATTAAAGGAGGGTGGCGGTGAGGCTTATCGTAGTAACGCTAACACTGATGCTGGCGGGGTGCAGCTCCCAGATGGGAAAGTGCCAGAGTACAGGGTTTATGAAAGCCCTGATGAGATGTCTGATGTGGAGATCTTAGCTCGTACAATAGAAGCAGAAACCAGAGGAGAGCCTTACAAAGGTAAGATAGCTGTAGGTGCTACTATTGCTAACAGGGCTGCTGCTGGTAGTTATGGAGAAGGCCTAAAAGGCGTCATTCTTAAAAAGGGTCAGTTCTCTCCTTGGAACTCGTACACAGGTGGCGCTGAGGGTGAGCAAGGCCAAGACATGATGAAAATAAAGCCTAGTAAGGATTCTTACAAAGCGGCTATGTCTATTCTTGCTGGTAAGTATGAAGATCCTACTGGCGGTGCTACACACTACTTAAATGAGTCTGTAAGTCAACCTGATTGGTTAGACGATATGAAGGGGCGTCAGAGAGGTACTAAGAAGATTGGTAGACACACATTTGGCAATGCTGATAGTGAAACTACTTATGACGGTAAGCACTGGGTTACTAATAGAGATGGTGTAGCTGTTTCACCAAGACCTAAGGCACGTCCTCTTGGCTTAATGGCTAAATAATGTTTGGTCTTCCTTTAGAACTTATCACAATGCTCTTCTCCACCCTGCTAGGCGGGGTTATGTCTATATGGGGGCAGAATACAAAAGCTAAACAAGCTCAGCAAGCCATGCTTATGCAACGTGCTGAGTTTAACCGTAGTGCTGTAGCAGATGCACGTGATGCTGGTAAGACAGACAAGCACTTTGCTTGGACACGTAGGCTTATTGCTTTATCTGCTGTATTTTCTATTATAGTCTTGCCTAAGTTAGTTGCTGTGTGGTATCCTATGGTAGATGTGTATGTAGGCTACACAGAAGTACAGGGCGGTCTTATAAACTGGTTGTTTGGTCCTGCAGAAGCTATACAATGGAAGTCAGCTACAGGCTTTGTTATCACCCCCCTCGACACACATATCGTATCAGCTATTGTAGGTCTCTACTTCGGCGCTGGATTCACTAAGTAAGGTATTTTATTATGGAACTACTAAAAGCTCCTATTCCCGGTCAGTCACTTACAGACGAACCTAAGAATTACCCATGGGAAAACCCTCCAGAGATTACTGATCCTGAGGAAGCCATTGCAATGCACATGAGTAAGTTCAATGATCCAGAAGTTATAGATAATATGCTAGACTTGCTGGACATTGGCTTCCCTGTACGTGCTTTGGCTGAGAGTATTCTTACTGCTAGTGTAGCTGCAGGCTGGCACAGCATAGATGTAAGTCTTATTGTTGCACCCTTTATGCACGAGCATATTATCTCTATGGCTAAGGAGGCAGGTGTCTCTTATGTAGAGGGCTTTGAGAAGGATGAAGAGGCAGCACAAGAGAAAGAGCGTCAGTTCATCTTAGCTAAGGCTACTCGGATGCTCAAGGATACACCTGAGGGTGGTAGAGATGCAGGTTATGAAATGGCTATGGAGTCACTAGGTATCCTAGATAAACCAGAGGCTGAGTACCAGACTATGCAAGAAGAGACTCCTGAAATGGATGCCTCTATAATGGAAACAGAAGAAGAGCCGCAGCAAATGCAAAGTGGCCTTATGGCACGAGGATAGTAACATGGCAGCAGGTTTTTGGTCAGGGTTTGGTGAACAGTTTAGTCAAGATGTTGCAAAACGTCAGGATTCGCTAGATGCACTTATTAAAGAGAACTTAGCTAACGCACGTATTGCTAAACGTGATTATGCTAAGCGTAAGAGTTTAGCAGATACAATACTTGATACTACACAGGCTATTCAAAACAAGTATGGATTGAAGGATGAGCAAGCCATAGCTCTTGCTGAGGCTTATGGTACTGACTTACCTGGGCTACAGGTTAAGCTTGACCAAACAGACACTCAAGTTAAAAGTACGGGTGGTGTAGGGTTAGGCGCAGAGCAAGTCATGTCTTACGTTAATATGACAAATGAGCTTGCGCCGCTTAACGGTATGACAAAGTTGCAGGCTATTGAGAAACTGATGGGTCTAAATGCTACAGAGCTTGCAAAGGAAGCAGATCCTAAATCAGAGGGTGCTCAGACACGTAGCTTTATTCGTGCTGCATTGGCTTATGACCCCCAGCTACAGGCTGCTGAGAAGATGCAAAACATCAAGGGACCAGGCGGTATGTCATATGCACAGTTACTTGAAATGCAAGAGGCTGGTTTTGCACCTGAGGATGTAGTAGGTGGTGTGACACGTAGTGGTGGCTTGGCGTATGACTACACCGCATCTACATCTAAGCAGACACGTACTACTTACTCCAGTATGCTATCCACTAATGTGTTTGATGGCTCAGATCTAACGGATCAAGTACAATACAGTGCATATTCATCCAGTTCAGACACGGATAAGGCATCACTTAAAGCATCTGTATTAGGAGCAGGCACAGCACTAGCACGTTTAGAGAAGGACATTGTTCTGTCTAACCTTGGTAAAGACCTGTCCCTAAATGCTTTCCGTAAGGCTATTCTTGATGGCATCTATGATCGTGTAGATTCAGTACAAGAATTAGATAGTCTAAAAGAGAGTGTTGCTAACGGTACAGCACTTAAAATTGTACAGCGTACAGGTGGAAAGCTGACAGATGATGACATTGATGCTATTATTTCAGGGGTAGTAGGTGAAGAAGAGTCTGCTTCTGTTAGTGAAGCTGCTGCAGCTACATCGGTTACAGAACTTACTGCCGCTGAACCCCCTGCAGCAGCCGCCACTGCTACCGCTGGTGCTGGATTACCTGCTGGTCCATCAACTACAACAGATGCTGTAAGTCCTATCGTAGCTCGTATGCTTGAAGAGCAGGGTATAGATACGGGTGGTATTAGTAATACAAATCTAAGTGACGAGGAGCTAAGGCTGCGTGAACCCGCTGCTGAGTACGGAAGTCAGCCGATACCCGACACAACAATCACTGCAGATACCGCTTTTTTACTACCTAAAGATGCTAATAAACTTACATCAGAGTTTTTGTCAGGTGAGAAAACAACAAAGTTTCTTAAGACTATGTTCCCTGATTACCCCTCTGATTCAGAACTTGTAGCAGGTGCGGAGAACTTTAATAACACCGCTGCTGTGGCTCTATCAAATGCAGCTTCATCTACGGTAGACTGGTTCAGAGGGCTTGCAGGTGTAGAGTCAGGTGCATCTATTAGTGACTGGTTGAGTGGCGAAGCTGAGAGAATTGCAAATAAGCCAAAAGTAACTGCTAAGGAAGTAGATCTAAGAAAGGCTGAGGTTGCTACAGTATTTACAGATGCCTTACAGGACGCTTATGACTTTGGTGCAGGTGTATACGCTGAGGTTAAGAAAAATGTTGAAAATAACATAGCAAAATCTGGTGTTCTCACTGACGCTGAGAAGATGAAAAAACGTATTCAAGACAATGACCGTCAGTTCTTAGCGGATGAGAAAAACTACCCACAACCTATCTCTGGATTTGTAACACCCGCTAAAACAAAAGAAGAGCAAGAATTAGAAGCTAATATGATAGCGATTGATGAACAGAAAAAACGTATTCAAGATATGGATCGTCAGTTCTTAGCGGATGAGAAAAACTACCCACAACCTCTCAAGGCTATGACATCTATTGAACCTCTATCTATTAATACACCAGCAGAGCTTGATGCTGCTATTGCAGAGCGTGTAGGTGAAATGCCACCCGACTACAAGAAACAGGTAGTAGAGGCTGTGGCTTCCATTAATAAGACTCTTAAAAACTTTGAGGAAAAAGCTAATCTCACTGTAGAAACAGTTATTGATAATGTAAGCCCTAGCAATCTAGCTAAAGCTATCAGTAATTTAACAACACGTATGTTTGATGGAACATTAGAAGATCGTATAATGCAGAACGAAGGTCAACGCAATCGTGCTGCTGCATTCGCTAAGCTACAAGAACAATTTGCTGCTCTTACATTATTTCCAGAGCGTACACCTGTTGATGTAAAAGACATTGACCCTTATCCAACTATGCCTGAGATGGCTTCTGAGGGCTTGCACTCCACACAAGATAAAATTAACGCATCTATTGCTTCTACAGCCAAGGCGTTCCTAGCTAAGTTAGGCATAGGTAACTCCAGAGAAGAGGGTGAGACTGAGGTAGAGCCTTTAGTTTCCAGACCTAAGAAGCCAAAAGAGATGACATCAAGTGATAAAGCACGTCTTAAGAGAGCACAGAAAGCTAACGAATTAAGCGGGGACTCAGGGTTACTGGAAATGTTAGTCGAGAAATATGGCATAGCTCTAGTGCAAAAAGAAATGGGTTTGTGATATAGTGCAGGAACAAGATAATACCCTCTCTATAAAGCGATAATCGGAGCCGTTATGAATTATTACACGCCTGAAAACATGCAAGACAAGAAGCTGTCTGATCTCAAGTCTAATCCTGAGTTTCTTCAAGATGCTGTGACTTTCCTGCAGTCTGAACGTAAGGGTTACACATCAGGTGACCTCGAAGATATGTCTGCTGATGATGTAGTATCTGAGGTATTAGAGCACTTCCGTTATCAAACTACCAATGAAATCACGATAGGTAAAGATATTTACTTTATGAATGATGATTCTGTTGATGTAAAAGATCGTGAGTCTTTTGGTAGACTCATGTTTGCATTTGATAACGCTAAGGGCGAGGGTATCTTTGATCGTGGCGGTGAGATGATTGGCGACTATCTTAAGGGCGTTGGATCTGCACCCACCACGTATGCCTCTGCTGTTGCAGGATTAGGTACTGCTGGTGTAGGTGCTGCAGCTATTCAAGCTACTAAGCAGGCATCTCTTCTTGCATTACGTACAGCAGGTAAGCAAGCCATTAAGCGTAGTCTAGTTGCTGGTATGGCAGATGGTGCTATAGGCGCTGGCTTTGAGTACGGTAACCAAAAAATACGTGAAGCTGCTGCTGACGATATGGACATGGACTACAAGGTAGACAGGGGTGCAGTCGCTCTTAGTGGAGCGCTGGGCTTTGGTGTAGGTGCAGGTACGTATGGTACTGGTGCTGCTTTGCAACACCGTGGTGCTAAGAAGTTAGCTGATACTATTGATGAGGGGCGTGTTGCTAACGCAGATCGTGTAAATGAAGCAGCTGCTCTTGCTTTAACTAAGACTAAAGAAGCGGTTAAAGACCCTAAGAAGTTAGCTAAGATGGAAGCTGCTACAAAGAAAGTATTGCAGTCTATTGACCCAGACCTAGTTAAAGAGGGTGACAATGTTAAGCGTTACCTTCTTAGCAATGATATGCCTGAGGGTGTCATGGGTGGTCTTAG